GGGTAACCGAACAAACTCCTAGTTTATGGATAGAGAAGGCTAAAGAATGGCATGAACGTATCTACAGTTTTCATCTTGAACTAGAACAAAAAAACATAAAGCATTTGTTTTTCAATTGCATGTATGATTTTTTTCTGAATTTCCAACTAAGTGATGCCAAACCGTATGACTGGAATAGACAATTTATTGGACCATATAATAACGATCTTAGTTACCATTGGTACCTAAAAAATAAAGGTTATAAATGCGATAAATGGTATCATTACAACGAAGATGGACATTACGAATGGGCAAAGTTTTTAATCAATTACATTAGAGAAAACAAACTAATATGATACTTTATGTAAACGGAGACTCACACACTGCAGCCGCCGAATGTGTGAATAATCATGCTTTTGCAGAAGATGATCGCCAGTATTGGATGATGGGTAGAGTACCACATCCTGATAACATTGCACATTCATGGGGTAAACTACTGAGCAATAGATTAAATTGCGGTTTCAAGTGTGAGGCCGAAAGTGCAAGTTCTAACGATCGTATTATGAGAACTACACGTCGTTGGCTAGAACAACAAGCACACGATATATATAGAACACTTTTTGTTATTCAATGGAGCACTTGGGAAAGAGAAGAATGGCTGATAGATGGAGAATACTATCAGGTTAATGCATCAGGCATAGATGATGTCCCAGAGAGTCATAAACAAAAATACAAAGAATATATTGCAAACCTTGATTGGCAATCAAAAACATTCGAAGCACACGATAAAATTTGGCAATTTCATCAAGAATTAAAAAATATAGGCGCAAAGCATATTTTTTTCAATGGCAACACCGACTTTAGTATCATTGAACAAAAGCAGGATTGGGGATCAAGTTATATTGAACCATACAATCCTATGTGTACATTCAATCATGTTGTTTCGCAAAAGTGCGAAACTGTAAGTCCTACAAGCTATCACTACGGAGTTGATGGACATAGAACTTGGGCACAATACATAACAAAATATATTGTTGACAATCGTTTGGTATAGTGTTATAATTAGTACATTATATACAAAAGGAATCGTATGAAGTATCTATTGATTGACACTGCTAACATGTTTTTCCGTGCTAGACACGTTGCATTTCGTGCAACTGATCCTTGGGAAAAGGTTGGCTATGCACTGCATATAAGCATGGCCGCTATCAACAAGGTGGCAAAAAAGTTTGACACCGATCATGTGGTGTTTTGTTTAGAAGGTCGTAGTTGGCGTAAAGATTACTACAAACCATACAAGGCAAATCGCAGTGAAGCAAGAGCCGCACTTACAGAACGTGAACAAGAAGAAGAAAAATTGTTTTGGGATACTTTTGATGACTTCAATCAGTACCTACGTGAAAAAACCAATTGTAGTGTACTACGTGATGGTGATGCAGAAGCTGATGATCTTATAGCACGTTGGATACATCTACATCCTGCAGATGAACATGTTATTATCAGTTCAGACAGTGACTTTTATCAACTGTTGGCTGATAATGTAAAACAGTTTAATGGAATCACTGATCAGTTAATTACCATCGAAGGTGTATTTGATGCCAAAGGCAAGCCAGTAATAGATAAAAAAACAAAACTTCCCAAAGAAGTACCCGATCCTGAATGGTTGTTGTTTGAAAAGTGCATGAGAGGCGATAGCAGTGACAATGTGTTTAGTGCTTTTCCTGGTGTACGTAAGAAAGGTACCAAAAACAAAGTTGGACTACTAGAAGCATTTGCAGATAGATCTAGCAAAGGATATGCTTGGAACAACATGATGTTACAACGTTGGACTGATCATGAAGGCAAAGAACACAGAGTATTAGATGACTACAACAGAAACAGACAGTTAATAGATCTAAAACAACAACCTGAAGAAATTAAACAAAGAGTTGATAATTTTATACGTGAACAAATAACCAACAAAGATGTTGGACAAGTAGGATCAAAGTTCCTGAAATTTTGCGGTAAATACGAGTTAAATAGACTTAGCGAAAATGCAGAACAATATGGACGTTGGTTGAATCAAACATACCAAGGAGTATTACAAAAATGACAGACACAATTGCAAAGCCTATAGTCAATGGCAAGTTTTGGGTATTAC